TTGCGTCGGTATAGCCACTTCCACTGGAGTTCGTAACTTTCCACACCACGTTATTTTGATCACTTCGTGCTTCATGAAAAGCGGCAGCAGCGTTGTTATAGCTACCAGTGTTGCTGATTTTGAACCAGCCGCCATTTGTAATTCTTGCCCGCTCCGTCGGGCTGCTCGCTCCATCGGCGGTAGTGGAGAACACTAACCTGCCCGGCATGTCGTTGCTGCCAGGGGTGCCGTCTACTTCGCAAGCAATTAAAGCAGCAAAATTATCAATGTCATTTCCATCGGCTCCGTACCAAATTATCTGCCCAAGCGAATCTCCGCTCTGGACAATAGTAGTTCCGGTTCCTCTTGATTTTGCAAACACAAGGCGTGCGCCGTTATTGTCATTGCCCACATGACGCATTGACAAGCCAGCCCGCTGAGTTGATCCGGAATCAGATGATGTTTGCAGAACGTACTGTTCGCCGTTGTAACCAGAGCTCGTAGACGTGCCAACTAACAGGCGTCCCGAGCTGTCAATGCGGGCGCGTTCGTATGTCGAAGTTTGACCACCAACCCTGAGTGATAATGCGCTATCGCTTGCAATTAACCCTAATGCACTTTCACTTCCTATATAAGTACTGTTTTCTAATGTTTTGACGACTTTAATATAAACATTACCCGCATCTCGGACAACTAATTTATTGTCAGGGGCAGTATCGCCAATCCCTACGTTGCCTGCGGAAGTAATTGTCATCCGCACGTCTGGCGCGGTATCTGTAGTTACGCTCCTGGTTCCAAACTGAAGCGAACCGGCGCCATTACCAGTCTGCGCTGTGTATGTGAAACCAATACTTGCAGGAGCATTTGTAGCGCCAGTGTCATAACCAAAATTAAGATTTACATATCGTCCGTTTGTCGTGCCATTAGTCGTACCAAGGTTCAATGCTCCATTGGTAATAGTTCCAAAACTAGTGGTATCACTGCCAAGAATCATTGCCTTGCCAGCAGGCGCACTAGTCCCCAGACCTAATTTGCCATCACTGGTAATGCGAAGGCGCTCAGTTTGGTTTGTTGAGAGAACTAGGGGGAAAGCACCGCTGCTTCCTAATTCGATTGCCCCGGTGCCGCTAGTAGCGTTTTGCTGAAGAAACCCGTAAGTTCCACTATTTGAGACCTTAATTGCAACGGTTGAGTTATTTGTGGCGCCAACCTGGAATTTTTCGGTGGGAGTCACTCCAACACCAACTAGGCCACTAGAGTCAACAAACAACCGACCAGTGCCATTAGTTGAGATGGCTACGTTGTTTGCGGCAGGCAGATAAACCCCATTGCTGGGGGCCGTGCTGCTGGTGGGGATGAAGCTGGCTGCAGTGCTGGTGCCAGTAGTGGTGGTGTTTTGGCTTCCAAAGTCTGGGCTGATCTTGGTGCCAGCGATGGCGGCAGAAGCGTTGATGTCTCCGTTGACGATGGTGCCGTCTGCAATCATCGTGCTGGTGACGGTGCCGGTATCGCCAACAGTGACAACATTGCTGCCGCCCTTGGTCAGTGCACCAGGAACATTGACTACCCCTGCAGCACTGATTGAAAGTCGTTCCGTACCACCAGTCGTAAAGGACAGCTGATCAGCACCAGGGCTGAACGCTCCCGTATTGGGATCACCAGAGATGAACAGAGACGGCAACGCCGCAGTACCTGCTGTAATTCCAAGAGGACCAGTAAGGGTATCGCCAGACTTGCTGACAAGGTTGCCAGTAGCGGTTACACCGCCCTGCCAAGCACTGCCGTTAAAGACACGCAGCTCATTGTTAGTGGTGTTGAAGACCAGATCACCAGTATCGAGGCTAGTGGTCGGATCAGTAGAGGAAACACGGTAACGAGCTGCAAAGTCATTAACCGTGTTCAGACTGCTGGCAACGCTGTTCACGTTGGCAATCGAACCACCAACGTTGTTTACATTGGCAATACTGCCTGCAACCGTATTGATGTTGGCAGCATTTGAAGCAACTGCAGTGACGTTGGCACTGTTTGTAGCAACAGTGGTGACATCAGAGCTGATACCAGCGACAGTCGTCACTTCCGTAGCCTTAGGAACAAGACGATGGAAGGTGTACGTGTGAAGCGTCGAGGTGGTCTCTACCAGCACCCCAAAGCCAGCTGCTAGGACCGTGGAACCACAGCCGTTAATGGTGACCGTATTGGTGCCAGCACCATTAGCAATGGTCACAATCCCTGAGGATGGAGTCCTAGAGGTGCTGATCTCCTTGATGCTGATGATGGTCCCAGCCCCATCCGGGTTGTTGATGTCCGGGTTGGTAAGGGGGAAGCTGGTCTCGTTGGCAATGGGGACAAAGCCACCCACGTCATCGACAAGATCAATGATCCGTGCATCAATGGCAGCCGTAGAGGCAATCCTGGAGTCGCTAGAAGACCACGTATCACCACTGAAGATGGTTTCGGTGCTGTCCTGACGGAAGTACCGAGCATCAGAAGCAGAGGTGGTAAAGAAGCTGGTGTCGTTGGGGGTCGAAGCCGAGTGCTCAGCATTGGTGACCACCGTCCCATCAGTCAACTTGGCGCTAGTGATAACACCATCAGCGATCTTGGCCGCAGTAACCGCGCTATCAGCAATTTTGGCGGTAGTGACATTGCTGTCAGCGATCTTTGCTGTAGTGACGTTGGAATCGGCAATCTTTGCCGTCGTCACATTACTGTCAGCGATCTTTGCAGTCGTGACATTGGCATCAAGGATCTTCACAGTTGTGACATTACCGTCTGCAATCTTTGCAGTGGTAACGTTGCTATCTGCGATCTTGGCAGTGGTTACGTTTGCGTCGAGGATCTTTGCAGTGGTAACTGCATTGCTGGCAATGTCAGCAGCGACAATCGTCCCGTCAGCAATCTTGGCAGAAGTAACAGCTCCATCGGCAATGTCAGCGGTAGTGATAGTGCCGTCTGCAATTTTGGCAGACGTAACAGCACTGTCGGCAATCTTTGCTGTGGTTACATTGCTATCAGCAATTTTAGCGGTAGTGACGTTACTATCAGCAATCATGCTGGTAGCGATGGTTCCTACGTCACCAGTGCTTACAAGGGTGCCACTTGCATTGGGAAGGTTCAGCGTACGATCAGCCGAAGGGTCACCACCAAGCAGGGTAACCTCATTCGCATCGTTAGTGGTTCCTTCAAAGACAATGCCTTTACCAGCAGCAAATTCGATGTTGCCACTCATCGTGCCACCAGTCCTGTCAAGACGCCTATCAACAGTCTCTTGGGTGTTGTACAGAACCTGATTAAAGTTGTCGTTCAGATCCTGGGCACGGATGGCAGAACCAGCAAAGAAGGTTGCTTGTAGCGTATCTGCGTTGGTTTCACGGTAGATACGAATAGCAACCCCATTGCCTGGAGCACTCGTAAAGGAAACAGTTGTAGCGTTGGCAAGAGTGTATGCAGTTGTCAAGACTCCATCAAGACTTACCTTGATGTCCGTCTCCTCAAGATATGGGAAAGTGAAGGAATAGTTTGTGGTTGAACCATTCCCTGTGTATGTGTTTTCAGTTACAGCCATTTACGCTAGTACGTTGTGGGAATGGGTGGATTATTTGTTTTCAAGAATCGGAAGAGCAACACCACGCTTTTGCATTTCTGCGCTGTACAGCTGTTGGTATTGACGACGTTGCACGTCGTTTTTATTGCTCAGCTGAACCTCAGCAAGTCGCTTTGATCGATCCAACGCAACATTGATCTGCTTGTACAGGTTCTGCCACAGAGCAGGATCGGTTTGGGATCCGTTACCACGTGCAGTTTTAAGGGAGTCTTTCCAAGCCTTTGCATCAGTTCCTTGCATGATGCGCTGCAGTTCTTTCTTGAAGTACCCTTGCTTGCCGATCAAGCTGTAAAGCTCAGATCGTTCTTGAGGGGTGTAGCGGATACCCTTTTGGTTCTTCATGAAGCTTGGACGCGAGTCGTACTCGATGTCCACTAGGAACTGACGCTCAGGGGAGAGGTCGTCAGACACCTTCATTGGACTTACGGCATTAAACGCACGAACAAAGAAGTTCTCGGGGTAGCCAATCTTCTTACCATCGATCCAGTCGTGGGCATCAGGAAGAGCCGAGTTGGGATCAATGACATCAGTAAATTTATTTCGGTTACGCAGGAGCTGAGTGAACTCCATATCCACTTCACGCAGCTGAGGAGCTAGCAGACGGCCTAGCTCGTTACGTGCACCCGACAACGGAGCAAGAGAACTAGCAAAGGACGCAGCCCAACGGTTAATAGCTGCAGGGTTGCCAGACAACACATCGTTCATCGGCTCAATACCTGCAAGCATGGACTTGTTGGTGAGGTTTGCACTCAACAGGAAACCAAGCTTGTTGATCGTTGTAGCCAGATCATCTTCGGTGACGGTATCGAAGTTATCCATCACGTCAGCAGTCAGTGCAAGGAAGTCTGCAATAGGCCCCATTGCTTCGTAGCTGTACCACTTGCCGTCCCAACCCTTATAGGTACGGGGCTTCCAGCCAAGTTCTTGCCTTACCTTTTGACGCTCCTTGTCGTGGTGGCCATTGCCACGCAGATTACCGTTAAGGAACATCCCAGCAGCAGCCATCATAGTGATGGTGCCTACGGCTTTACGACCACGGATCTCAGCACGTAACGTGTTGAAGGTTTGTTCAATGTTCTCGTCAATCGGCAGACCCTTACTGGTCAAGATCTCCACAACTTCATCTACAGTGAAGTTCTTGCCAGGCATTGCCAGTTTGTTGTAGTCGTTGGCAAAGATTGAGATAGGGCTGTGCTTGTTTGCCATTGCAATGATGTTTGCCGATGTCCTAGGGAACATCAGGAACGGCTTGATGGCAGGGAACCTAGTGATGAAACTAGATAGTGCAGTCACTGCAGGTCCATCAAGGTTCATTGCAATCTCACGGCTTGAATAATCAACAGCTTTATCCGTGATCATTCCAGTTGAGTCAAACATCTCGCTGTATTGCTCATCTAGTGCTTTACGGATTCCTTCGCCGTCCAGCTTCCGACCACCATCAATGAACTTGTCGTAGATCCGACCACGGACTTCTGCATTAGCAATCACAGCCCTAGCAAAGCCATCCAGAGCAGTCATGGCGTTAGCACCAAAGCGCAGCCACGGATTGTTTGCTAGATCGTTGAGAGCCTCTGCTTTGTAGTACAGAGCCAACGGACCCATCTCACCACGTTGCTCAGCAGCACGGGCAAATGAATGGAGAACATCCATTGTCCCTTCGTTTTTCTGAACAATGTCGTCACGCATGATGTATCCAACAGAAGTCGGATCAGATGCAGCTTTGCGATACACGTCACTCATGTGACGTAGACCTTTGTTCATGGTGTCGATAAAAGCTGAGTATTGATACCAGCCACGCTTCAGCGTCTTGAGGTCGCCACCAAGCATTGCCCCACCAAGCACAGTGATCGGCTTCTCCAGAAGCAATGCAGTGTTTGCAAACCCAGCCTTCAACGGTGTAGAGATTGATGTAAGGACTGAGTTGTAAATGTTTGACCACATCCCTTGAACAAGGACGTTAGGGATTTCAGGTGTGCCATCCATGAAGCCTTTGTGGATGTCAGCAAGACTGTTTTCGACAAACTTGTTCAGCTTGGAAACAGTGTCAATACTTCCATCCGTAAACTCCCATGCCATCTGCAACGGCACTAGGTACTCGGGACGTTCTTTGGAGATTGTACGAAGAGTCTCAGCAGTGTTCTTGGCACGAGGAATGATCTGTGCAAGTGCATCGTCAGTTTGTGCACGAGCGTTCTCAGCCACTTCCTTCATTTTGTTTGCATCACCTGCATAGCGCATCCGCTGCCAGACCTTGATGTTGTTCAAGCCAGCACCACGGATGTAAGAGGCAATACCCTTCTCCACCATCAGATACTCAATACGATCAAGGATCTGTTCTTGAGCACGTTCAATGGCTGCAGTACCGTCCATGTATCGTGCACCCTCTGCAATGTCAGACACTTGGCCAGCAAGAGAGGTCGTCAGGTACGCTTGAGCCTTCAGGGTATCCATGTTGATGTACTCATCCATGTACCCCTTGATTGCCTTCATGGCAGCGTTGTAGCCGGTATCAGTCAGGTTCTTCATCCCGTCAACTTCGTTCATGAAGTTGTCCAGAGTGCCCTTCAGCATCCCTGCATCCATACGAGGATCCAGCAGGTATTGGGCAAGATCAGTACCAGCCTTATCGATCTGTTCAAACGTAATCTTGTTCTTGTTGTCCAGAAGATAGCTGTACTTGCCAGAAGACTTGATCTGATCAACAACGCCTTTGATGATGTCCCTTCGGGTCAGGCTTTCTGCACCTAGACCTTTTTTCAGTGCAGCTTCAGTGATGATGCTTCCAAGGCGACCGTATTGAGTTCCAAGGTTGTTGGCAATTCGAGCTTGGTCAACACTGGCGCCAATCACGCCCATGTCATCGACAGAGCGGATGCCAGACTCTTCCACATCAAAGACATCGTGGATGCCAAAGAGGGGTTCATTCAGATCTGGATTCTTACCGATCCTGTACTCACCTAATTCATCCACAGCCGTCTCACGCATGGCTGCAGCAGTGAGCACCTCTTCTTCTACGGTGGTAGTGCCATTCTTGATCTTTTCAAAAGCCTTGGTAGCTTGTTCGTTCTCAGGGATCCAACGAGTAGCGTCTTTTGTACCTTTTACAGCACGCAGCAGCTTCCCAGCACCAACCAACAAGTCAGTGAAGATCCCAAGACCTACACCTTCATTGATGTTCTTTGCACGCTTTACGTCAGGTGCATCAGTGTCAAGGGTTGCCCAGTCATCCGAGATCCAGCTAAAGGTCTTCGGGAACATCTTCTTCAGACTTCCCTGCAGGTTGTCGTCCGATTCGTTCAGCTTGTTTGTGGCATCAACAAAGGCACCAGCCCCTGCTGCAATACCAGCCTCACCCATAAACTTCACCAACGACTTCTTGCCAGCTTCCCAGGCCACCTTTGCTTGAGCAGCTTTTCCAGCAGCACCAAGACCTTTGGTCAGAAGGATTGTGGGGACAATAAAAGATGAGATCTCCCGAGCAGCCTGTTGAAGCTCTCCTTTGAACTTAGGGATCTTTGGCAGATCTGGAGACGGAAGAACGTTGTACAGGTCTACAGCCCAGTCAACCGTACCAGTAGGTACAGCCAGGACGCCTTCGGCTACGTCTCGTGCGTAGTCACCAGCATCCTTTGGTCCATCCTCCGGATTGACTTGCTTGTTTGTTGATTGTGATGGTTGCTGTTGGCCTGGCTTACCAGGCTTTCCAGCTGCCGGTGCAGCAGCCTGTTGCTCGGCTGCTTGCACATCAATGATAGTCCGTTCTGATTGAGCCTTTTCCTGAAGCAGTTGGTTGCGAATCTTGTTGCTTAAAGGCTCCTCGTTACGTTCAAACTCCTCGTAAGGATTGTACATTTCTCATTTAACTAATACCCAGAATCGAGCGTACCCGCCTGGAGAGTTCTTTTTCTTTGCCAACTGGAACTTGTGAACCTGGAATATCAATTGCTAATCCTTTGCCGTGATTACCCGGATCTCCCGGTCTATCGACCGAGCCGACTTGGATGCCAGCAGCAGTTAGCTTTTTGATTGCAGCATCACGTTCCTTACGCGTAGCAAATGCAATGTGATCGTGGTAGTTGTCACCGCCGTGGTCTGCCCTGTAGGAAGACTTGTGGGCAGGATCACCACTCAAATATTCAATCGTACGAAATTTTCCACGCATCGTTGCGGGATCTTGCCAAGCTCGACCGTAGCCGTACTTAGCTGCTGATTTAATTACTTTGCTGTAGTAGCTAGAGCTTTCAGTATCACCAGGGATAGGGCCACGGTATTTCTCAACGTTGCCAGGACCAGCGTTGTATGCAATTAGTGCAAGACGCATATCACCGCCAAACTGGCGTTGCAGGCTAGATAGGTATTTTGCAGCGTAGTTAATACTGGCAATGGGGTCGTCATAATTTACGCCAGGATGATACTCCGGCATGATTTGAGCGATACCTCTGGCACCTCTTTTGGATCTTGTTTTGCCGTAGATAACATCATCACGCCAACGGGATTCTACTTCAAGCAAACCAGCCAGGATTGCAGGATCAATGCCATTGGCCTTTGCAGCCGTCTGTATGGTGCCTCCAAAGCCTTTGGGTACAGCAGTAGGCTCAAAGCGTCCCATGCTGCTCAAGGCCCGTACAGAGCGGTTATACGACTGATAACGATTAAGGATCGCTTGCAGTTGAGGAGAGATGGTGCCTTGAATCCGCTCCATAGCTGCTGGAGTAGCCAGCTCGTTCATCCCTGCTGCACGACGTTGACGGTTGATCACTTCAAGTGGGCTGATACCAAGCTTGGAACCCCAGTACTGAGCCTCTGCAGGCATGGTGAAGCCAGGCTTTCCATAACCTTGCTCAATAGCTTGGAGTTCGCCAGCGTCAAAGATCAGACCCGGCTTATTGTCTAGTGATCCCTTGCCGCCGTATGCAAGTGCAGTTCGGATTTTATTTAGCTTTAGGTTAATAGCTTTGGTTGACTTAGCAGAGCTGAGTTTGAAGTTTGAGAACTCGCCAACACCGTTGATTGCATAGCGACCAGTTGGGTTGGAGAACTCAGCCATTACCTCCGTCACAGCAGTATTGGCTGCTTCCGTTGGAGACATCCCTGCACCAATATATTCAGCTACCTTTCTGTTGAACTTAGCTTGCAGTTCACCAATGACCAAAGTGGCCATGCCGCTGGTTGACCCATCGGGGGACACTTTCACACGAGGATCACTTTTAACAGTGTTCTCGATTGCTTTGAGCTTATCCTTGAACCCACCTTGCGAGGATCTTGCTTCCTCTTGCTTGTTTGCCACATCCTTCCATTTTTCCCGGACTGTCCATGGTGCTTTTGACACCATCTCAGGAGTGAGCATGTTCTGCTCTGCAAGGTTCTTGAACTGATCGTTCAGCCGTTGAGCTCCAAGAGCATCGACGGAGTAACTTGACTCAAGTGTGCTAAGTGCATCACTCTTGCGTTGAAATTTGGTGAAGTAATCCTGCTGGGCTTTTCGGATGTTTACCTCAGTGGCTTGATCAGGATTCTGATTAAAGAAGTCCATTAACTCCCTTTCAGCATCCTTTGCCTTCATGGCAATCTCAGCCTCTTCATCAGCTGAGTTCTGCCTGTTAGCAGCAGCCAGTTCTTCACGAAGGAGTTGAAACTTTACAGGCCACCGCTCCTTAAACGTCTTACCTGTCTGAGGATCCACTTGCTGTTCAATAGCAACCAGATCATCTTCATTAATCATCCCTGCATCAAACATATCTTTGATGTAGGTCATGCCTGTTTTCCAGGCGCCAGGAAAGCCAAGCGGATTGCCTCGTTCGTCGTACGTGACAGAAAGACCAAGCAGTAGATCGCCAAGGTTCTTGTCCGTCACAAAGTTGGCCATCAGCTCATCTCGCTTCATGGCAGATTGAGCAATGCCGTGCTCCTTCCGGAACACCGACATCAATTCAGCTTGAGCCTTGTTGATCTCGGGAAGAGCGTATTTGGCAAGTAGACCCTGGCTGATTTGGGTAAGACCGTTCTCGGTCATGTACTTACCCAGCAGCCGCTGCATAATTGCTGCTTTGTGCTGCGGTTCCCAGGTTGTGTCGTTAACAGCTTTTTTTACGCCATCAACTTCAATGACATCAGTGTTGCTAAGGAATTGTGAGCTAGCCCACTCCTTAAACGTTGAACCAAAGTGCTTGGCAGCGTTCCGCTTGTAGTAGTAACCACGAAGACCGCCAAGAGACTTTAGACGCTCGACCACCTCAATGGGTGCACCTTCTTTAATCGCCTGAGCAGCTTGTTCGTTGTGAACGTAGTTGACTTGCTGTAGTGCTTCCTCTTGGGGTTCGATTTCTTGGATCGCTGCAGCTTGAGCAGTTTGATCCTGGGCAAACAACAGGGCTGCTTGCTCGTCTTCAAACTGGCTGTAGTACTTGGCACCCTCATTAACAAAACTGCTCAGGGTCTCTGAGAAGTCAGCGAGCTGACGGATGTTTCGGCCTTGCTGCTCATAGTTGGCAGTCTGGCCACGCTCCATCAACTTAAAGCTTTCGTTGATTGAGGAAAGCTTCCCAGACAACCCAGCATTAGGATCAGCTACGTTATATGGATCAAAGGCTCCTCCCTTTGCTGATCCTTGAAATTCAACTTGACCACCAAATGGTTTAATAGGACTCATTTCTTCCTCATCATGCTATCCATGCTGAATCCAGTCTGTAGGCCAGTCATAAGACCTTGACCAATTCCTAGTGCAGCATTGTTATTGGTTGGTGGGTTGTAAGTGGTTTGAGCCATCACAGGCATAAACCCGTCAAGCTGTGCCTGCAGACTTCCAACAGCTTGTCGATCAGCGTCGTACCGCTGACGGGCCAAGTCAGTCATGTTGCGACCGAACTGACGCCCAGCACTGGCTACGTTTTCACTGAACAGTGCGTTCTGTCTGCCATATTCCCCAACGATGTCGATGTCTCGGATTCGCCGGGCACTACGACCATATCGTTCAACAGCATTGCCTTGACCCTGAGCGAGGATACGTTCACGAATAAGGCTTTGACGACCAAGGGAGAACCCAAGCAGTTGTTCGTTCATCCGTGCCTGTTCTCTAGCCATTGCACGACTAGCAGCATCTCTGTTTTCAAAGATCTGCTCCTCAGTAGCTACCTTGGCCCGTCCAGCAGCTCGTTCCTTCTGGCGGTTCATAATGTCCGCCTGACGTATCCCCAGCTCGTTTTGGTAGGCAGCAGAAGCTTGGGCTGAGTAGTCCTTAGGGCTAAACATTGACATGCCGCCCTGGAACAGACCCATCCCTATGCTAATTGCACTTATTGGATCCATAAGCGTACAAACTCCACGTAATAGTTGTTGTTTTTAGTCATTGGAATAACCCTAAGGAACTTGAACCCAAGCTTTTTCAGAAGGGTCAGCTCCTTTGTGTGTTGAATATCAACGTAGTTATATAGAAGTGGATGTGGCTGGCTTTGAAGCCACGTCTTAAAAGCTTGGACAAAGTAACGTGGATACTCGTAGATCTTGTTAGTTTTCTGCATCCACGCATTACCCTCCTTGTTCACGCCAAAGAGTCCCATTGGCTTGTCATCAGGTGCCAATGCCACATAGGTGGTATAGGTTTTGAAATCACGAAACAACTGAAGTGCAGGGTTGATCTCTGCTCGTTGCATCTCGTGGACTGCTGGTTCAATCAGATTGTTCGCTACTGCAACAACATCTTCAATCGTTGCTTTCCTGATCACACAGCCGGATCGGGACTCTTTAGACATACTATCTTCGGGTGTAGAAGTTCGTGTTGTACTTGCCTTCCCATTGCATACTGCTGAGAGTCACTGGGAAAGGAGTATCACCAATAATGCGGATACGAAGGTTTTTGTTTCGCTGATGAACGGGTACAACGTGAGTGGCTGATGCCGACAGGTTCACGTTGTTCAATGCGTATTGAGCGGGTAACGTTACGTTGATTACGTTGTCCCACTCATCCAAGCCAGTAATGTTGACTTTGTACGTGATGGGTCCACTTAAGCCCGTCTCAATCTTCAGTCGATGAACAATGCAGCTAGAAGTCGTATCCGCCTTCCACTGCCTGCCATCGGAGGTTCCTGGATAGATCTTGGGAATCTCCACGGTCATGTCGTAAAGGTAACCAAGAATCAAATCTCGACCTCTGTAGTCGCCCTCTAAGACCACGTAGTAGGCCCCTGAGGTGCCTTGTACGGTTGGATAAAGGATTGCCCCTACTGTCTGGCTGGAGACCGTTGGAGAGGCTCCTATGTACCCACCAAGGGCAATTACGGAAAGGGTCTTACCAGTGACGTGATCAAACGGCAAGTAAACAGTTGTCTGATCAGTACCTGAGTTGTAGGTCCGATACGGGTTGATGTTGAAGAAGTCAAGACACACATCGGTACGCTCTCCAGTTGGAAGTGTCAGATACCCTTGCTCACTAGCTTGTGTAAGGTCAAAGGACGATACGAGAACTTTTGTACCATTAGAGACAACAGCATAGAACGTACTGATGTCAAAGAATTGATCCAGCAGATTGCCTGTCATCTCCCACTTGTACCAGGTGCTTTGCACACGCTCTTCTTCAGAGTCGTAGAACTTGTACTGATACAGCGTGTTAGTTCCTTGTTCTCCAATCGAGATCATCGATAGTGCAGGACTTGCAATCATCGAATCAACGCTTGACGGGATCAGCTCAGATACCGTTGTGGTGACTGCTGCCTGAACTGGCGGCATATCAGACCGAATACGACCCAGTTGGAACACACGGGTGTACAGGTTCGTCTTGGACAGGAAAGCAAGAGACGTGCCAAGGTTTACCGACTCAACCTCTGAATCTGCTTCGTACTTAGACAACGAGTTCAGGTTGGCAGTCTTTGGACTCAGAATGTCAGTTGCTTCCGTGCTCAACAGGAACTGTTCATTCTGTCCAAACAGGACAAGACCTGTGTTTGAGTTCTGAACGTAGTTGAGTGTGACTGGTTTGGTGGAAGTTGCGGTAATGTCAATCGGATCATCATCCGTTACCACTTGAGCCGTTGTAGCAAAGAAGTTGAAGTAATCACCTGCTTTGCTCAGTACCACCGACTCCTCTGACAAGAAGCCAAGGCGGTTTCTGTAGAAGAAGATATTCCGAATCGTAGAACCGATAAAGCTTGGGTCAGGGTTGGTAGTGAGATCACCCACCACTCGGTCTTCCCACGCAACTGGTTCAAACTTGAATGATCCATCGGTTTGACGGACCAACTGATGAGGCATTGTCAGCTCATCCAGTTCGTACGTGATGCCAGGAGCGTTGGTTTCCTCCCACACACCAGGGCCGTAGGTCTGGCTGTTGGTGGTGTTGAACTCAACCCACATGTCATCCACTTCGATGTCGGCAGTGTTGACGACCTTTACCTTGTAGCCGTCTTTGCACTGGATCGGAAGCTTGCCGATTGATCCAATCTGATCCTGGAAGACATACAAGCCCTCCTCAGCAGCAGAACCCTTTGTGGTAACAGTGAAGTCGCTTGCATGGCTGATGTAGATGCCAGGTCCAACAGACACAGCTGTAAAGCCACCTGCACCGTTGATTGCTGTAGCCAGTGCAGTTGCGATGGTTCCAGCATCGGTAACACCACCAGTCACATCCTGAGGTGTGGTGGTTGTGTAGTTTGTGCCGTTAAGCGTGACAGTGTAGTTAGCGTTGTAAGCAACAATGCTAATCACCACAAACGCCTGCTTTGCAAGTGCAGCAGTGGTAGCCACCTTCATCGCAGGAACCTTTGCCTTGTTCAGGACAAAGGTGTAATCGTTAAGCGTCAGCAGTTCAATGTCATCAGGAGTTGCATCCTTCAGATAAGCATTGCTTGGAACAGTTGTGATGTTGCAGTTGCTGACAGCAGTGTCATACAGGCCCTTCTTTGTTGCCTCATCAGAGACAGCGTTGTTGTAGTTGGTTTGAGCCGTGTTCATTGCGGACAAGGCGGTGGCCAGCTGACCAGCTGTAAAGGCTGCCGCTACCGTCTGAACCAATTCATAAACTCTGTAGTTCTGCTGCGTTAGCCACGGATACTCTTCCGTGCGTTCTGTTCCCTGGCTGTAGCCAGCAGGATACGAAATGGTTCCAGTGCCACTGCCAAGAATAGTGCCAGCAGACTTGATGAAGTATTGGTTGGTGACTGTGTTTTGAATGACACCAGAGCTTACGCTTTGAACGTAGTCATTTGTGTAAGTGGTATCAATATCAAACAGCAGCTGTTGCGTCGTGTTCTGGCCTGCAAGCCGCTCAGCGTATGTAGCTTGTGCAGCGTTGAGTTCAGCAAGCCTTGTTTTCCTTAGGGCAACAGCAGCGTTGTAATCGGCCACTCTCGTCTTCAGCGTGGCCAGGTTGCACGTTCCCGGTACTCCGGTATTGGTGTGCATGTCAACGGCCCTTACAGAGCCGTCCAGAAGGCTCCAGACGCGAAATTTGTTGTCACTATATTGAGCGACATACTTCTCCTCGTCATCCCTCAGAATCGAAAACCAACGGCCTGAGGTGTTAGCACCGTACAGCTCAGCAACAAAGCTACCACCAGGTCTCTTCAAAAGACCAAGTGCATAGTCAGGATATGTGTTGATGCTATCGACTAACTGACCAGGATATTTAAGGTAGTCAGGTTGCTGAGAGATCCCGCCTAAGAAGTTGGGAATCCGTTGGGTTATCGTACTCATCTAGTTAGAGCGTGGTATGGTTGATAGCTGGTGTAAGTTCCTTGTCCATCTCGCCAACCAAAGATCGAGTAATCTCCTTGGTTGCAATCGTATTCAAGTGCTGCTGCTCGGGTGTACAGCTCTTGCTCTTGAAGCAGTGAATAAATCTCTTTATCCCCTACCAGCTTCACAGCGACAAGCCGTGCAGCACGAGCAGTGATGTAGACCTGGATGGGCGGGGGAACGTCTTCGTATGCAAAGAACCAAGTGACATCGCACTTGATCGGATCAGACCATACGAAGGTGTGCTCAAGACGGTCATACATCTTTCCGTCCCTACGGACTGGATCGTATGTATTACCGTGATCGTCAACAGTAGTATCGAGTGCAATTACATTGCTTGGATAGGCAATGTGCCCTGTAGTGGAATCAGGGGTAAATTCATACCCACGTTCAGTGTTGAACAGCCAGCCCTCTGATTGGACTTGGCGATTCACTTCCCTCAGGGTGTTGAGGACAATCGATACTTCGGGGTTTTGCAGATCTAGCGTAGTGACAGGAGCCTGTCCTACTGAGCTAAGTATTTGATTGACAGCATCCAGTTCGGTGGACGCAGCATAAGTAGCAGGCATCTCTATCAGGTAGATAATAAAAAAAAGGGACTCCGAAGAGTCCCCGTATTGATCACAAAGAATCAGAAAGCAGAAGGAGCGGTAGCACCCACATACAGCTCAACAGCGCAGGCGGGGTTCAGGTAGTCAGCACCCATGGCCAGACGGCCAAGGATCACGTCGCCCTGATAGATCACCGACACGTCACCGCTGGTAACTTGCACTTGAGGACCAATGGCCTCAACCACACCAGCAGCTTCACGCTGGAAGATCAGACCGCAGGACTTGCTGCCAACTTCAGCAGCAGTACCGTAGTCGTTGTTCACACCGCTGCCGGTTGCAGCGTTCTCCAGAGCGGCGCCGACAAAGCTGCCCACGTTGCCAGGAGAGGTCTCACCAGTGGTGCCGCCATAGGCAGTACCGTACTTGCCCAGGAACGGGATGTTCATGGACTTGTAGATCTTGATACCAGCGATCTCAATGATGCCGTTACCCTTTTGCAGGGAATCGCCTTGAGCATCGCGGTTCACCAGACCGTTGGAACCGATGGCTTGGATCAGAGCGTAGTACTGGCGGGGGTTCAGAACACCCACACGACCTTCGCTGCTGACACCCTTCTCATCCATAGCAGCAGCAGCGTCATAGAACGCAGCTACCAGGTTGGCGGAGTCGAAAGCATCGGAGTCGTTGGCAGAAGTACCAACGCGGATTTGAGTACCACCGGGCTCAACGAAGCTGGCCTTGGTGATCGGGCTGGCTTGACGTGCGCCACGAGCGATAGCACGGAAGATATAACGGTCATACTTCTCAGCGAGAGCATAACCAATCTTGCGGCTGATTTCGCTACGCAGGTCGTAGTGAGCCAGCACTTCATCCAGCTCATACACGAAAGCCGAGCTAATCAGAAGGTCATCACAGGTGATGGTCTTCTCAGCCACCGGAGGCGCACCATCGGTATTACCAAGGATCGCGTTGCCAGGGGTGTGGAACTCAGCCGTGGTACGGCCAGTGTAGATGAACTGAAGAGACTTACCGTTCTTCAGAGTGCGCTTCATAACCAGGTCACGAGCAATCGACTCGTGCTGGAAGCCTTTGAACATTTCACCCGAAAACAGTTTCAGGTAAAGTGCGCGGGCGTCACCCGCACCGTTATCCTGACCAGGACGAGTCAGGCTCGTGGTCAGTACAGAAGTTTGTTGTGCCATTGAAAGAGAGAAAGAGTTTGGTTACTTGCTCTCCAAACGTTTGGAAAAATTTGTTGCGATATTTTTGTTGTCGTCTTTCCGACTGTCAACGGCTAAGGGTGTCGGCGTACCGGCCTCAGCCTAGAGAGTAGGGATCCGACTCTGAGGTGTCCCTACTCCAGTAATCACCCGATCACTGGTGCTTTGTGAGTAGCCAGATCAAGGGGGAAGTTATGAGCATTTCGTTCGTGCATTACCTCAAAGCCAAGACCAGCTCGGTTGAGGATGTCTGCCCAGGTGTTTATGACGTTACCTTGGTTATCAAGGAGTGACTGGTTAAAGTTAAAACCATTCAGGTTGAAGGCCATAGTGCTCACGCCAAGAGCAGCAAACCAAATGCCCACCACCGGCCAAGCAGCCAGGAAGAAGTGCAGACTACGAGAGTTATTGAACGAAGCGTACTGGAAGATCAAACGACCAAAGTAACCATGAGCCGCTACGATGTTGTAGGTCTCTTCTTCTTGTCCAAACTTATAGCCTTGGTTCTGAGATACCTCTTCAGTAGTTTCACGCACAAGCGAGGACGTAACCAGCGAACCGTGCATTGCACTGAATAGCGACCCACCAAACACCCCAGCGACACCCAACATATGGAACGGGTGCATGAGAATGTTGTGTTCGGCTTGGAAGACAAGCATGTAGTTGAAGGTGCCCGATATACCGAGAGGCATCCCATCGGAGAAACTACCTTGACCAAACGGGTAGACAAGGAAAACCGCCGTAGCTGCGGCGACTGGGGCAGAGTAAGCGACAAAGATCCAGGGCCTCATCCCTAATCGATAGCTAAGTTCCCACTCTCGTCCCAGGTAAGCATAGATGCCAATGAGGAAGTGGAACACTGTGAGCTGATATGCACCCCCGTTGTAGAGCCATTCATCAAGTGAATTAGCTTCCCAAATTGGGTACAGGTGAAGTCCGATGGCATTGCTGCTCGGAACGACGGCTCCCGATATGATGTTGTTTCCATAAAGAAGACTTCCGGATACAGGCTCACGGATGCCATCAATATCGACAGGAGGAGCCGCAATAAATGCAAGAATAAAACAGGTGGTTGCTGCAAGCAGGCAAGGAATCATGAGGACTCCAAACCACCCAACATAAAGACGATTATCAGTGCTGGTTACCCAGCCACAAAAACGCTCCCAGTTGGACTGAGAGCGTGGAGCTGCGAGTGTAGCAGTCATGAATGAAGTTAGTTAAGACGGGTTACCTTTACCCTTCCAACTCCAGAGTTAGTGAGACCGATAGCATCAGCCGCACCTTTACTGAGATCCAGTCCCCTGCCATGAGCATAAGGACCACGATCATTGACCCGAACAACGGCACACCGTCTAAAGCAAGCTTTGAGCTTGGTTCCAAACGGGAGTGTCTTGTGCGCTGCAGTAAGGCCGTTTTGATTGTACCGTTCACCGTTAGCGGTGAGGTTTCCATGGAAGCCAGGACCGTACCAACTGGTGATCACCGACAGAGTAGTTAGAACAGGAATCATAATAAATAAGCAAAGAACTTCTATATTGCTTACTTCTTCTGTTTGTCCCGTCACAACACGCGCAGTAATGACGGGGCTACCGCATCACTTCTTCTTAGCTGTTTTAGCTGCTTGTTTGAATTGTTTAGCGGTGGGAGCACCAGCAGTTCCGGGCTTCCTCATCTTTTCTCCACTGCCTTCTTCAATGCGTTTCCGCTTGGCGTGGATGTTTGCGTAGAGACCAGGCTTAGCCATCATTTCTTTGGTTTCTTGGTTTCAACTTTCTTGCCAGTTTTGGCAGCTTCTTTTTTGGCAGCCGCCATGCCAGCAGCGGTGTAAGAATAATTTTTAGATCCTACTTTAGGCATTACCAAATTCCAGGAATAATTTGACCAGTCAGTGCGTAAGCACCCACAGCAGCCACGAAGCCAAGCATAGCCAAGCGGCCATTAATAAGTTCGGCCCGTTCATTGTGAGATTGAAGGTAGTCAGGATCCATATAGATGGGTGGCTCTTTGGCCCAAAGGTTTTCAGAAGTCAACGTCAGATCGTGCAAGTTTTTCGATGATGTCTTGGCGGTAAGCCGGATCCCGTTCGTACCTGGGATCACTCATTGCTCGCACAACTTCTGCTTGACTGCGGAACACATCCATAGACCGAGCAGGTTTGCCTTGCAGCGTTTCACCTTCAAAGCCCACAGCGTCAGTGTACCGATAGTAAAGTGCTTGAAGTGCCAAGTTAATGGCAGCCATGTTCCCAGACTCCACAACAGAGTCAAAGGCTTCTACTTCCTCTGGGGAGAAGTTATCTGCAGCCCAGCTAGTGAGCTGTTGATAAGCAGCTTCACCGCCTACAGAGTTCTTGATCTGGTTGATGTCAGAGGGTGACAGCTCAACAGACTGTTGTTGCTGAGGACCACCGTTCTGTTCTTGGTAGCGGAAGTAGGCATCAACAAGTTCACGAGAAGACATCTGCGAGAACTTCTCAAGAGTTTCCTCACTGAGTTGCCCGTTGGTTGAGAACTCTTGATCAACCTCTGCAAGGAAGTCAATCACATAGTCATCAGATTCTTCGTCTGTCTCTTCGTACTCTTCTTGTTCTCCTTCTTCTGCTTCACCCTCTTCGTCGTTGTCGCCTTGACCAAGCTTCTTTTGAAGTTCAAGGTAGGCTTGTTCAAGAGCAGCAGCGTCTTTGTATTTACCAGCGAGCAGACCTTCCTGCTCAGCAATCATTGCTTCACCAATGGCAAGAGATTCCGCTTGATCGGCATCGATGCTTGACATCACCTCAGCCGGTGGAGTTGGATCAAAGGTTAGTGTTTCAGCCATAAAAGGTTATTGAGTGGGTTGTGCTGCACCCATGCCAGTCAGACCACCAACAACATTGCCAAGCATTTCCTCAGCGTTGGGGTTCTTCGATGGGTCAGCAATGGGAGCCTGCAGCATCTGGCCAGCTTGCTTTGTCAGCATCATCTGGGATTGTTGCTGCATAGCAGTTGCTTGCTCCTGCTGTTGTTGCTCCATGGTCTTCACAAGGTTGAGTACATCAATACCTTGAGAAGCAGCAAGACGTTTGATAGCTTCCTCAGGATTGAGGTAGCGCATCAGGTTGTCAGGTCCAAGGGTCTGGGCAATGGTGCTGATAAAGGTCGTGAGAGATTCACGATCTTGACCACGACCAAGTGCGTTGATGCCAGCCACAATGGTTGGCCTGACGATCTCCTTAGGAATCCTGGGCAGCTCACCAGAGCGTTGCAGGACAAGTAGCTTTCGATTCAGATATGGAATCAGGAACTCAACAGTCAGCAAGGAGAACAAGCCACCAAGCTGTTGCTCAAGTTCAAGTTGGGTCAGACGAACTTCTTCAGCAGTGGTCCGCTCCGACTGACGAACAGTGAGGACAAGGAACGCTTCGGAGATCCGTCGTTCCAGCGTTGCCATCATATTGGCAGCTGTACTGAAGTCAGCCGTCTTGCCAACCTGTACAACACCAATATCTTCAGGCCTCCCTTGAATAATCGCACCGTTGCCTGCCTGGGCCAGCGTCTGGGCTTTGGTCGTGCTTGAGGGCGATACCACGAAGACGACCTTTGCGGCTGCTGCAGAGCCTTCTGTGAGTGCCTGAGCGAGTGCATCAAGGGACCGTAGATCACCAAGGAACTCTTCTACTCGGCCCCTGCCGTAGTTCTCACCATCGACAGAGTTGAATCGAAGTACCAGCCATGGGCTTGCTTCCTTCGGGGCTTTGGATTCAGACCCAGGAACCTTCTTGTCAAAGACTTCCTGATGCCAGATCCAACGGTTGTTGTCGAGACGAACGTGAGTGTAGACCTCAGCGTCATCCCCGTTGTATGAGCCGCCGCTATCAATACCAGTATTGGGTTGACGGCCCACAGCCTCAACCATTTCCTTGGGTAGCAGCTTTTTGTTGATCAGTTCTTTGGTAACGATCTCAATGATGTTACCGTTGCCATCTCTTTCAACGACATAGCGGTTGAGCGGGTAATGCTTCAACCCATCCTTACCCATAAAGACAAGAGCGTTCCCCCCTACAACAAGGTGCTTGAGGGCTTGGTGAACAGTAACTCGATCACTTGATGCAGCAATCGAATCCATCACCATACGTTCCATTTTGGCAAAGCTCAGATCAAGTTCCGATCGGACTTGTGCAGGCAGGTCAGTGCCCAGCTTGTCATCACGAACTTGAAGCTTGAAGAACGTAGTTTGAGGTGGCAGTAGAGACAGCATGAGTTTGGCTGCCAATGTGACTACCGCCTTTGCACCTACGCTTTGCCAAGGTTGCTTAAGGATTTGATGGGTGACCCGTGTCTCGTCACGTTGGATGAGATACGGAAGCGTTAGCTCCGAACAACGCACTGCAGTTTCAAGAAACTGAGAACGGTAGGTAGAGAGTTGATCGTACCGACTACGTGCGTGCATTTATTCAACCCATATTGGGACCAGAGCCGCCACCACTTGCCCCCGTATTCAGGGGAATACGAAGAGAGGACACACCCCTGCTTGCATCAATGGTGGACGATTTACGGGCTTTCTTACGACGAACGCCTTGGTTGTCAGCCATCATGGCGCCAGTGTCCACCGGAGGCGGGGTGTACTTAGGCTTCATGGCCTCTAGCGTTGCGGTGTTGCGTTGCTCTTGCTGACGCAGTGCTTCTTCGTAGGCAGCAGCTTGACGCGCTGCAGCTCGCTTAGCTTCTTCTTGAGCGTGATGAGCGTTGTTACCACCACACATGTTCTTACTCCTCTTCGGTAATACGAGATTTAATGAGTTCAACCACACTGCGCTGACCAGCTCGATACATGATCTGGTTCAGCGGTAGGTCAGGTTGTGGGTTAAAAGGTGGAAATTGATCTTCTAGTTCTTCTAGAAGTTTCTCTACAGTCAGCCCAAGGTTAAGCGTACTGAGGGAGGTTGGGATTGGCATGTTCAAAGAACGCTGGCATCCGTGCTCGCTTTGTCTCGGAAAGCTCAGGAGCTTTGCCCTCGTACATCAGGCGATCACTGGCATCCAGCCAAAATTTTTTATTCAGATATTTGTTCGACTCAACCCCAGAAAGGGGTTGCATCACCCAATTGATAGTTGCTTTACGGAGCTTGTCAAGAGAAGGACTCCAATCAAGATTGAGCTCCCTACACACAAGACTATTTGTAGCCACGTGTACTTGTTCATCCCTGCTTATGTCAGCAGATACTGTTCGTAGGCCAGCGTCACCGTTAAAACGGAAAAACGGCAAAAGGACAAAGAAGATCGCACGTTCAGCAACAAGGGCTTTAGCGAGAGTGTGATCTCCATGTTCAATCCACGCGGTACGAAGACGCTTTGCTTCTTCTTCAGCCACTGGATCGACGCCAATAGCATTGGCGATGTAACCAAGAGCGAGATCGTGTTTCTCTTCATCACGCACGTTGGAAGTAAGAAGCTCAACTGCGTTCTTCGGAACTTCATTCTTTAGGGCTTCATTGATAAAATCACCTACAGGCAACTCCATATGACGGAGAGCCAAGGCACGATAGATAGTTTCTTCAGCACCATCTACGAGCTTGCCTGCAGTTGTTTGGACAGGGGTCCAAGTTCTTTTACGGTTGAGTAGTTTCTGATAGGGATTCATTCGCCGCAATTGCAATCAGGAGCAGGATCATCATCTCTGTCATAGAGAATCGACTCCAGGTAGGAATCCACTTCCGACTCCTCCAGTGCGGCGTAGGCACTGGTCTTGTCTTGGGTGTCAC